CAGAACATCCAGACTACGGCAAGCCCACTGGACAGGCTCTCCGTGCTAAAGAACTCAAAGAGCTTTATGTGTGGTGGACTGTGACCTATCGTGCTCGTCCTGATCCATATGACGCAAGTGGTTGGACTGCCGCCTGTGAAGCACAACGTGAAGCTAACGGCGGTAAGTTGAGTTTTAGCACACCAAAAGATCCTGTGCTTAAAAAGGCCAGCGATAAGGCTCATAAGTTGCTTCAAAAGATCGAAGAGGGTTATGAAGCAGAAGATGAAGCTATGATGATTCGTCTTATTAAGGCTCGTGACAGCCTCTGGACTTAGTATTCACATCTAGAATAATTTCTCATGCGTGGAAATAAGTACAGTATGAATAAAATTATACCTATTGTAAAAGAAGTCCAAACTAAGACATTATGTGCGGTACCGTGGATGCATCTTGCGTTCGAACCAAGCGGTAAAGTTGTGCCGTGCTGTTTAACTTCGGCACATAGTTATTTTGCCGGCGACCTCAATAAAGATACTATTGAAGAGATCTGGAACAGTGATAATATGAAATCACTGAGGAAAGATATGATTAACGGCGTTGAACCAACAGTCTGCGATAAGTGTTTTAACAGAGAGAAAGTTACAGGTGAAAGTGGTCGGACTTATCAAAATAGAGACTTTCCGGAAGTATTGGAAAAGATTCCAAGTATAACATTAGAAGACGGCACTTGTACTGAAATGGAATTAAACTATTGGGATTTCCGTTTTAGTAATCTATGTAACATGAAATGTCGCAGTTGCGGACCACGTTACAGTTCAGCATGGGTACCTGATGCTAAAAAATTAGGGTATACTGATCAAGAAAAAGTTTGGAGTATTGAAAATGTTGACGAACAAACAAACTACGATTTTTTAAAGGATCAAATCAAAAACGTAAAAAGAATTTACTTTGCGGGCGGCGAACCGTTAATTATGCCCGAACATTGGCAAATCTTAGATATGTTAGTTGACAATGAAAGATTTGATGTAAAACTTTCATATAACACTAATTGCTTGACGTTAACACACGGCAAGAAAAATGTCATTGACTATTGGAAACAGTGGAAGTTTGGTAAACTTGAAGTATGGCCTAGCATTGACGAAATTGGTGATCGTGCTGAATTAATTCGGTCCGGCACAGTATGGCATAAAGTAGAAGAGAATCTAAAAGAGCTAGCTAAACACGACAACATAATCCTTCGACCTGGTATTACTACAGGCGCATGGAATGTAGCAAGACTCCCTGAAATTATTACGCATCTAACTGAAATTGGCGTTATTAAAAGTCATCCTAAATCTAAACTTATAAATTATAATAATTTTTTTATTAATCTAATTGAACATCCACCGCATTATCATGTTTCAATTTTATCAGATCAATATAGAAAAGATACTATTGAAAAATTAAATGTGTTTATAGAAACTCATAATACTAAGTACAACACTGATATAAGCAAACAGTTTACTCATATTCTACACGAATTAACAAAACCCTTTGATCTTAAATCAGCAAAACGATTTTTATCAACTACTGCGCAACTTGATAAACTTCGAGGCGAAGATACATTTAAGACAATTCCAGAAATGGAAGATGTCCAACTTAGCGTTGAGGGCGCATCGTTATGAATATATGGAAGAAAGACAAGTATTTAGAAATTACTTGTCAAGGCACTAAATCAAGAAAATTTGTAAAATTAAGATATTCAATACTTGATACTGACATCGCTGATAGATGGATTAATTTAATAAACAAAAATAACGAGCTAGGTAATACCTTACGATATAATTATAGAAAGATTCTATCAGATATTGAAATTGAAGAGCAACTAGTAGCGTTCAAATCTAATATTGAATTTATAAACAATAACTATGACCGACGGTTAACTGAGGTTGAATCTGTTGATCAATTACGCAACGATGCTGGTGTATTAAACGACCTACACGAAGAATATGAAATTTATGGCAATCGATTAGAAAAGTTTATTGCTGACGGTTATTTTGATAATCCTAAATTAAGTCCTGATTACAATACCGTGTGGCCCGGGGATGTACACGACAAAAGTGTCCACGAAGCGTTCCTAAGACTGAATGAGCAAATACATAACTTTGAAGCAATATTTAGAACTTGGAATAGGCGAGAAAAATCAATATGCACATGCCTGGCGGATTTTTTGCCCAATAAAGATCCTAAAGATGTTATGCCGGAAGACTATCTACACGAATTACTAAAGCCTGAGGATTATTTGTTATTTGACCCTGAACATAAATGGGGGTGGGTATACTTAGGTTACAACACTTTAGGCAAGCATTGGGCGAGTGCGTGTAACGATAACGACTTAGAGGCTGTTCATAGAAAAGCAATCCGACCACAAAAAAGATTTGCCGCAGAAACATATATGAGTTTTAGAGAAGATAGTCCGCACCATGCTAGGGTATCTTTATATAAATGGTGGATGGATAATAATTTTTCAGAAATTATGGATCCGCGAATGAGGCTGGAAGACCTTGCTCTTGGGTTTATCCCTGTTGGTGCTTTAAACAGCTATTCTTTTGACAGCACAGTTTATACATTTGCTACAGCTATTACAGATACTAAAGACTGGAATCTAAATGTGTGGAGTAAGTTTAATCATATTTCAGATATTAGGATAGTAGATAATGAGTTTTGAATTTCCAAATGAACTTTTAGAATTTTACAACACAAACAAAGAGCTTAATAGTTCAGTTCATTCATCTGTTGTTGAATCACAAAAGGATGTCGAGTGTGCGTATTATCCTGTAAAGTTTAATTTTGATACCGCTCTTTTTTTAAAAGAATGTCAAAGTGTAGATCATTTATACTTTGATCATAGAAGCCAAGATAAAAAGTCTGGGTACGGCCATTTTGGCTGGCAAAGTCTTACATTACACGGCATTGATAAACATAAGACTGAACATTATACAAAATATGGATTTACTAGTTTAGAAGAAGCAAATTATTGTTGGACCGATGTATGCGAGTTAGTCCCTAACTTACATAAATTTTTAAGCAATTTACCTTATAAACTATTTGATCGTGTTAGAATAATGCGTCTTGCGCCAGGTGGATATATAATGCCACATACTGATAATAAAAATCAAAGAGCATTTAGTCCTCTTAACATTGCTATTAACAATCCTACAGGCTGTCAATTTGTATTCAAAGATAAAGGAATAGTTCCGTTTGAAGCTGGGACTGGCATGATATTAGATGTTGGGCGCGATCACATTGTTATCAACAATAGCAATGAAGTTAGATATCATATTATTGTCCATGGACATTACACACAAGAGTTTTTTAACTTATGACAAAACCACAGCATACTAAAATTTACAAGAGATTGAATTTTTTCGGAAATAAACGGCCACTGTTTGCTATTGTCGATCAAGCTAACGTAAAACTTAAACATCCAGGGTTGTTTCAACGGATGCACGACTATACGTATACAAAGACTAGCAGATGTACAACCCATTATCCTAACGATTTAAAATCGTTTGATACCGTAGACGATGCAATGTTGTACGCAGATAAAAATAATTATGACGTAGTGTTAATACAATCAATTGGGAATATTATTAGATTTAACGTCTTGCTAGAGCATCTAGCAACTTATTATAATGATAACCCTGATTTTTATCTAGTTGCGTTTACCCTTGACTGGTTTCCAGAAAGAGGAGTAGGATGGATAGAATGCCATCATCAAATGATGTTTGTTAATGTAGCAACTTGGAAAAAGGTTGGATCACCAGAATTTGGTAAGTGGGAAACCGTTACTGAAGAGTTGCCTGTGTATAGTCGTTCCGAAGAAAACTTCCATGACAAATATACACCTTACTGGATCAAGGGAGAACCGGGTACAGTTACTAGTACCCGAACTGCTCAGGGGTGGGGATTTATTAAGGCTGGGTTAAGTCACGGACTTAAAATTGATAATTTTACTCAGGAGATGAGAGACTGTCGATTGTTTGTGTACCCAGAAACCGACAGCGATAACTTATTTAAATCAACAACAGATAAAGACTTTACACGATTAACTAATCCTAATCAAAAGAAATGGATTAAGTCGCTAACTAAAGATATTCCAATATGGGTGTTTAATAGTGAGAATTACAGATTTGAAGTTTCTTTAAAAGGTATCAAGTCATACTTTGGTCCAGCTGCAGGTTTTAAGTATTTAGACTTACTGCTGTATAATAAACGATGTAAATTTATTTTTTACGATTACAATCAATTAAGTTTAGACTGGCTACAGCATTTGGTAGAAAACTGGGACGGTCACGACATTGTTACGTTTTTAAATAATCAAGATGATAGTTTTAAATCTAAATTTAGATTTGTTCACGGCAATTTTGAAAGCAATGAAGCATTGTTACATCGACAATTTGGCGGTGAAGAACATTTTAAAGAGTTGTGGCAACGATTTAAAGAGTGCGACATAAAATTTGCTCAGTGTAATTTATATGACCCTGAAAGTGTTAAAAAATTACTAGTTCGATCACAACACGAAGAAGTATTCTTTTATTACAGCAACATTTTTTCTACAGATTTTTTGTTTGTTGATCATACTATTGAAGAAGTTACTGAAATATACAACACGTTTAAAAAGACAGTTATAGATAGATTTCAAATAGGAGTGTTGTTTGGAACAGACGAAGTAGGCAAATGGAAAATCGATAATCAAGATAGTAAAACTGATCATAAAAATTTAGTATTAGCTGATGCGTCTATGAACTTTGCCTATGTAGATGGTGAAACACTTCATACTACATCAAGAAATAATTGGAAGGGTTGGCATTGTAGTACCGGCCTTAATTCGATATATATAGACTTTGATGGCAATGTGTGGCGCGGCACTTGCCGAGTTGGCGGGTTTGTTGGTAATGTACACGTAGCAACAGGATTAGACCAAGGAATTTATTTAAAAGCTGGCAATTGGGTCACTTGTACAAAAACATTATGTTCTTGTGCTGCAGATATGAATACTCCAAAGGTAAAAAAAGTTGAGCACATAGCAACTTTTTTTCCTACTCTTAAAACTAGAGCCCGTGTTAAATTACTCAACCCGGTCCCAGAAAGTAGTATCCAACCTGAAATAATTTTTTCTAAGGACTTTCATAGACATAAGTTTATTTCATGGGATCTAGGAAGACGTTGTAATTTTGATTGTTGGTACTGTAGTAAAAACAGTCACAACAATTATGAACAGCAAAAAAATTTAATAGAGCTTACTCATGCTTATGAAAATTTAAATAAGTATTGGATTGAAGATGTTAAGGCCAAATTTAGTTTTACTGGAGGCGAACCTGCGATCTATAAAGATTATTTGCCGTTTGTTAAAATGTTACGAGAAAAAGGTCATACTATTTCTACAACAACTAACGGTAGCGCAACAGAACAATATTACGCAGAGTTAGCACAGTACAGTAGTATAACATTTAGCATTCATTTAAGATACGTTGAAAAATTTGGATTAGAAAAATTTACCAAAGCGGTTAGAGGAGCAGTAGATGCTGTTCTAAAAGCTAGAACAGACGGCGGTCCGGCATCGTCAATGTGGATTGGTGTACGGATTATGTTGGAGCCTGGATATAAAGATCTAGCAGAAAAATGTTATAACGAGTTTAAACAGTTGTTCCCATCTCTAAACAGTGTAGCAGTACAAGGTCTCCATGATCAAAATGCCGAACAAAAAATAAAAGTTTACGCAACAGAAGAAATGGATTGGATGATTAATGCAAACAGATAACGGAGCAATGTGTTTGCTACCCTGGGATAGCATTGCTATTAGAGCAGGTGGTAGGGCGGAACCTTGTTGTAGATTTTGGCCTTCCACAGAATTTTTGGAAGGCAGTACAGTATCAATTGATTTTAGAAAATCAACACCCTGGCGTGAACTACAGGAAGACATGCTATCTGGTAAAAAAAATACAGCATGTCAGCAATGTTATAAACAAGAAGATGCTGGTGGTATGAGTACAAGAACTTATAGTTTACAAGATACTGAATTACCCACCACAACAGAATTACGTCATATTAAAATGTTAGATATTGCTTTTAGTAACTTGTGTAATCTTGCGTGTGTCAGTTGTAGTAGACAATACTCAACAACATGGGGTACTGAAGATTATAAAGCAGGCAGGATAGGAAAAGAAATAAAAGTTCTTATAGATCACCCGACCTCAATAGTTGACAACTTAGATTTAAGTCAGTTAACTACACTAAAGATATTTGGCGGTGAGCCGTTTATGGATCAGGATAGATTTATTCATCTTATGAAAAAATTAGATTTATCTAAGATTAAACTATTAGTATCGACAAACGGAACTAGTTTACCGAATAGCGAATTAAAATCGTTAATGGATCAATGTGCTTCAATATATTTGGATGTAAGTTTAGATGGTCTAGGATCTGTGAATGATTGGTATCGTTGGCCAAGCAAATTTACAGAAGTACAACAAGTGATGGATCAATATAACGAATGGTGGGGCACAAAAGACAATGTTACACTAACCATACATAGCGTTATCAGCGTTTATAATATTTTTACATTAGACCAATTTATTATGTTTATGACTAATAATTATCCCAAATGGGAGTTAGATTGGGACTGGGTATCTGGAAGAGAATGGCAAATGTTATCAATTATTCCGCCGAATCAAAAAATATTGTTAACAAGACAACTAACAGAGTGGGAATCTACTATACAAGGTAATTGGAATATAGACAAGGGTAATCCATTTAAAAGATCAATAGTTGAATTGTTAAAGACTCCAAAAAGTGATATCAAAGAATTTTGGGAAAGATCGTTATCATTAGCCAAAGAACGTAATCTAGATATACTCAAAATGGTTCCGGATATTACTAGATTGCTTGAAGACTCGGTTGACAATGCCTCAGAATGAACGTATAATACATGTATTGCTAAACAAACAGGAGTAGAAATGGCGACTAAAGCACCCACAAAAAAGACCCGTGTAACTAAGGCCCAAGTTACAGCACATCGTACTCGTGCTGTTAAAGACCATAGTCCAGTTTGGGAAGGTTGCGAAACTTGGGATGACGCTACGTTCCATCGTCATTTTAAACGCTCAATGGACTACTATCGTTTGGAAAGTGACATTAAAAGTTACAAGCCTGCCGTTGCCAAATGGATGGAAACTGTTGGCTGTACCAAAGCTGACATTACAGCGTTCAAGAAAGTTAAAGATTCACGTGTTGGCACAACAATGGGAGCAGTTGCCTGTTGTTTGAATCGAGGTATGACTCCGCAACGTGCCGACTTTAATCAAGGTCGTGACACTGCCGCTTGGTTGCGAGCAGAGATTGTTAAAGTTATTACCGAAGGTAAAAACGATATCGACCCAGAAGTTGCTGCCGCTGAAAAAGAAGCCGCAAAAGCAGATGTATATACTCCGAGTATTCAAGAACGAGTACGTGAAGCGGCTATGCGTATGACTGAAGAAATTGAAAACGCTATTGAATCGTTTCAAACTGACGCAGAAACGTTTGATCCAAAATCATTTAAAATGCTTAACTTGCTCAAAGCTGTAGAAGCAAAGGCCGCTCACGCTCGTATTATTAAAGAGTTTTATTCTAAAGACTTAGCCGAGTTAGAAGAGCTTGCTAGCGGTAAAGCTGACGAGCAGTTGCGCGAAGGATACTCACATCGCAGTAAAAAGCAGATTAAGAATTTAATTGCTTTCTATCAAGAGATCATGGCGGCTTGTACTATGTTGGCACAAGAAGCTAAGGTTAATCGTGCGCCACGTGCTAAGAAAGCTGTTCCGGCAGAAAAGATTGTTAGTAAGCTCAAATACATGAAAACTAACGAGCCGTTAAAACTTGTAAGTATTAATCCTACAGACATTGTAGGGGCTACAGAATTGTGGGTTTATAACTCTAAAAGTCGTAAACTAGGCAAATATGTTGCTGCCGAGTACCAAACACTCAGTGTGAAGGGTACTACAATTATTGGGTTTAACGAAACTACCAGTGTGTGTAAAACACTTCGCAAGCCAGAAGAGAAACTTAAAGAGTTCAAGGCCGCAGGCAAGGTACAGTTGCGTAAGTTCTTAGACGACATTAACGCTACAGACACTAAAATGAACGGTCGCTTAAACGAAGAAATTATTCTACTTAAAGTAGTATAAGGGTTAGCAAAACATGGATAAATACTCGAAAGAGAGTATTATCCATGACCAACTTGCTTACTATCCAAGACGATAAAATTGTTATAAAAACCTTAGTTTTAGAATCAACTTCGGGTGCGATAACACATGACGGAACACTTACTGTTAGTAGCGACCTCGCTGTAGGTGGTACTATAACAGCCGGTACCGTTAAAGTTAAAAACTTAATTACAGAATCCGGTACAATTGAAGGTGTTGGTCAGTGGACTGTTAACACCGAAGAAGAACTAAACGGCAAGGGATTAGGTTGGACTTGGGGTCTGGGTAATGTACAGCTAATTTATAAAAACGGTGGCAGAGTTTGGACCAACGGGGACATTGACCTTAACCGTGATAAGTCTTATAAAATTGATAACACCACTGTTATTGGCCTAACTCAACTAGGTACACAAGTTAAAAAGAGTAGCTTAACAGAAGTTGGTAATTTAAAGAAATTAGCCGTAGACGGTGATGCTACTATTGGTGAGTTTGCGTTCTTTAACTCATCAGTTAATCGTGTTGGAATTAACATTGAAAACCCACACGGTGTCCTAAGCATTGTTGAAAACGATGTTGAAATCATTATCGATTCTCCAAGTGTAGGATTGGCCACTGTTGGAACTTATACCAATCACGACCTAGCCTTAGTAACAGATAATACTGCTCGAATTACTGTAAAAAATGATGGTGAGGTTCACATTGGTGAAGAACGTTATAAAAACGGTGTGTTACGTGTATACGGAACACTGTTTGCTGAAAACATAATTTCTGATACTAGATTAGAAAAATCAACGTCATTAGAATTTAGAGCAACCGGCGATGATAACATTTATGGAAAAGGCCTAGTATGGTTGGGTAACGGCACAGCAAAACAACTAACAATTCAAGCCAACCCCGATAGACTACTATCAACAGAATCATTAGAACTAGCACAAGATAAACAATATTATATTAACGGTTCCGTTGTATTATCCGCACACGGACTTGGGCCAAATGTAACAGAATCTAACTTAACAGCAGTTGGCGCACTAACATCATTAGTAGTTAAAGGTGAGTCAAAATTCTTAGGGCCAGTGGACGTTGACGCAATTACTGTTAAATCACTAGCAGTAAAGTCAGTGTCTGGTACAGACTCGTTTGCTGTTAACGTCGATGGCCATCAGGCTTTCTACGCAGACGATTTAAAAATTGAAATCGGTAACAAATTAAATAGTCGACGAGTTGTTAAAGTATTTGGACCGCTAAGTGTTGGAATTAATAATCCTGACCCAACTGTAGATTTAGCAGTTAAAGGGAATATTAGTTTTGCTGATAAAAAATTTACAACTGGAGCGAGTGCGCCTGTAACTGGATTAGCAACTAAAGGCGATATTTGTTGGAACTCTAATCCTGCCGAATTTACTTATATCGGTTGGGTATGTGTTGCTACTGGTGAGCCAGGGACATGGTTACCGTTTGGGGCAATTGTTCGCCAATAATATTGACTTTACGCTATAAAAGCGTATAATTACTATATCCGGACTTAGACGCTCATCCCGGAATATAAACTCTGCGTGTCATTGTTAACTAGGAGATATAACAATGGCAACTTTACAACCTGTCGCTTATAAGTATACAAGCACAAAAGAATATCACGACGCATTTCCTTGCGCCTATCGCCAATGGCGAGCTGATAGTCACTGTAATCTAATTCACGGCTATTCATTTAGCATGAAATTTTACTTTGGCACTAACGACCTAGATGTCCGCAATTGGGCGGCTGACTATGGTGGTTTAAAAGAACTCAAAAAGATTTTAGAAGATCAATTTGATCATACACTTATTGTAGCCGCAGATGATCCAGAAATGGAAACATACAATCTGTTAGTAGAAAAGAAAATGGCTAAGATAGTTGTTTTACCAAAACTAGGATGTGAAGGTCTTAGTGAAATGCTGTACAAGTATGTTAATGGTGTTTACATTCCAGACATGTGGGGTGATGGCGAAGCAAAGCGTCTATGGTGCTATCGTGTAGAAGTACGTGAAACTCAAAGCAACATGGCCTTTACTGAAGGTCACCGTGAATGGAATGAAGATTTATTTGCGTAAAATTTGGCACGTTTGGGCTAAAGCATTAGGTGAGAAAGCAGGCAGTTCGGACGTGGAAGCGGACCGAATTGCTTGTATTAGAACGCTGATTGTGTTAATATATATTATCACAAACTTTTTTATAATCGCAGGCGTCATAAGGCATTGGTAATGGGCAAAATAGGCTTCGCATGTAAATGGATCGATCATGCCGATCAAGTAAACGGCATCAAAAAAGATGACGATGCTAAACAATATAACACTGGCTCAACTACCATAAGTTGGTTAAATAGACAGACTAAAGAAGTAGCAGAGCAAAAGCTCTGGGACTTAATGGTCCAAAATATTGCAGCTACACAAAAACTTGTAGACCGTGTGGGAGAACTTAATGAAAATCTTAGGATGGTTCGTATTAGTAGTGATATCCTTCCTGCTTATACCCAGTCTGACTGGAGTTATTTTTGGCGCAGGCCTGATGTTGTTAGCTATCTCGAGCGCAATTTTATCCTTATTGGTAATAGTGCTCGTGCAAGCAATACCCGTCTTTCTATGCATCCTGGCCAGTTTGTTGTTCTTGCTAGTATTAACGAAGGCATTGTCCAACGATCAATAGAGGAGTTTGAATATCATGCCGATATGGTCAGATACATGGGCTACGGTAAATCCTTCCAGGATTTTAAAATCAACGTACACATCTCGGGTAAACAAGGTCCCGAAGGTATTCGATCTGCCTACAAAAGACTTACCCCCGAGGCCCGGAATTGTATTACAATTGAAAACGAAGAAAACTCGTGGGGACTAGATGACTGTCTTACTATTAGCGATATCGTTCCTATTGTGCTCGATATTCACCATCATTGGATTCGCGAAGGGGAGTATCTCCTTTCGACAGACAATCGTGTTAAGCGTGTCGTGGATAGTTGGCGTGGTATGCGCCCTACTATGCATTATTCAGTATCTCGTGAAGATTATCTTGTGGGCCATGACGGACTTACCGCTCCTGTTCACAGCCAACTACTTCTAGATGGGTATAAGAAACAAAAGCTGAGGGCACACAGCGACTTTTATTGGAATCAAAAAACAAACGAATGGGCAATAACTTTTCTAAACCAGTTCGACATAATGTGCGAAAGCAAGGGCAAAAACCTCGCCAGCATGGAACTGTACAATCAAGCCAAAAGCTATCTCGAGAACAACTGATATTTAGGTTGGAAACTCTTAGAGAAGAGCTAGAAGAAAATCCTAACCTAAACGATCAGCGTAAGGCTAGAATTCAAGAAGATATGGCTCGTTACTCAGAGCAATTAAACAAGCTAATATAAGGGCGCAATGCCCTTATATTATTTTGCCGCTTTTGGAGTACGAGGCTTTTTAGCCGCTGGCTTTTTAGGCGCTGGTTTTTTAGCTGGAGCAATAGATTCAACTACCGCTTGTACAGCCTGTTCAGCCACTGCTGGAACAACTTCTACTACTGTAGCAGGAGTTGGGGCAACTTCTACTTTATAGGGTGCTGGCTCAACTACTACTTCGTTTTTACTAAAAAAACTTTTGATGAATTTAATCATGGTTAATCTCCTGTGTTCTATTTATAGGTAAATATCATTATGTATAACTTTATCAAGCATATTACGCTTAACGAAGGCAAAACGCCTAAAACGCTAGAACTATTTAAACTGCCTTACGCTAAGGACGAGTTAGAGCCGGCATTGAGCGAAGATACTATTAACTATCATTATGGTAAGTTATACAAAGCATACGTGACTCGTTTTAATGACGGAGAAGGTGACGCAGACTTTAATGAAGCGGGTGCGTTTTTACACCGTATTTTGTTTGGTCAGTATCAATCACCAACAAGTACTAATACTCCAGATGGGCCAATTGGAGAATTTATAACTAAACACTTTAAAACGTTTGACCGCTTTAAAGAAGCCTTTTTTAAGACTGCGATGGGTATTCAAGGCAGTGGATGGGTGTACCTAGCTCGAGATGGTAAAATTAAAACGATCGTTAATCACGAAATTAAACAAGATATTGTACTACTTGTGGACTGGTGGGAACACGCTTGGGCATTAGATTATCAGTCAGATAAGAAAAGATATTTAGAAAATCAATGGAAAATTATCAACTGGAATGCCATTAGTGCTACAGTTGGCCTAGCGTCTTAAGACTACTAGCGGGCATATCCCAAACTCGCCGTGCTTCAACGCCCTTACTCTGGGCAAACTTCTTAGCATCACAATCACCACACACATGGTAATATTTGTCGCTTACTCGCTTAGGAGACATGTTGCCCTTGTCACGCCTAAATACTGTTTGGCAACTATCGCACCTCATTACTAATACTGATTTTTTACGCATATAGGTATGCATTGTACCGTATTTGCTTTTACGATAGTGCGGAGTGTTAACAAATTCAACGCTAATATACATCATGTATTTACATTAAGGTTATAAAATGGTATTGATAAATATCATAACAAGGACCTAATGTGATCACAATTTCAGAGTCAGCAAAAGTAAAAATCAAAGATTTACTATACGAAGAAGGTAACCCTAAATTAGCGTTACGCACTTTTGTTCAAGGCGGGGGCTGTAGCGGGTTTAGTTATGGCTTTACATTTGACGATGTTATGAATGAGGATGATTTTGAAGTCCCGTTAGACGAGTTTCGAGTGCTTGTAGACAGCATGAGTATGCAATACTTACAAGGCGCAGAAATAGACTATAAAGAAGAACTCATGGGCAGTTCTTTTACAATTAAGAATCCTAACGCACAGACCACGTGTGGTTGCGGATCAAGTTTCGGAGTTTAAGAAAAATGGCAAAACAAATAATTGATATTGGTGTACAAGGTAATGACGGCACCGGCGATAGTATTCGCGAATCGTTTCGTAAAGTAAATGAAAATTTTACACAAGTTTACGGAATATTAGGTGGTGACACAATTAAGTTTAATGCCCTTGATGATGCTCCAAGTAGCTATGATCCCGATCAAGTCATTATGGCCAGTCATACTGGTGATAGACTTACTGCCCGTACAATTGTTAGCACTGACAATTCAATTAATTTTACTACTAGTAATAACGGTCAACTTGATATTAGATCAAATGCCGGAAAGTTGATTAATGAGTTTGAGCCAACATTAGGCGCACCTTTAAATGCGTTTCTAGGTATAGGTAATGTACAAGCGCCTAGCCAGACTATTGTTGATTCGTTTAACGCAATATACGCATCTCCCGGATTTAGTATCACAGTCGACGACTTAGTTATTCCTAAGGGATATGCTGATGATAGATATATCCAAAGATCAGCCACTGGTACGTTAGGAGATCCATTAAAAGTTCGTAACGAGCCAATTGCTCCTAATACTACTGACCCAGATTACGATGTACGATTAACTAGCAACTATTTAAAAACTGAAGCCATTCAACGTCAACACGTGGTATATCGCGGCGGTGATACCATGACTGGCGCACTAACTTTAAGTGATCATCCTAGTCCAATGGCCGGACAAGGTACTCCTAACACTGGTGACGATCTTCAAGCCGCAACAAAATTCTATGTTGATAACAGCACATACTCAAGCAGTGTTAACTTGTATGTGTCTGCTAGTAACGGTGATGACTTACAACAAAAGACTCCAGTAGGTAAAGAAGGTCGATATTGGAACTATGCTTACAGAACTGTTGGAGCGGCTGCTTTACAAGCTGAAACATTAATTTCACTAGCATCACAAGAACCTGGACCATATCGCCAACGTTTGAGTTATACTATTGGGGCAGATCAAATATTTTCCACAGTCCAAAGTGTAACACTAACTGGCGGAAACAGCTTAGATACTGGCTACACCGATGCTAAAGATTTACTAGCAATAAACAAAGCGTTTATTCAAGCTGAAGTTATTGCCTATATAAACAACAAATATGTTAATACGTTTACTTACGATAAAATTATTTGGACTAATGATGTTAAATTAATTTTAGATTCTGTAGGATACGACCTTGTTGTAGGAAGCACCCTTAATTCTACTAGAGTTGCAACAAGACTATTACGAACAATTGCGCCAAATAATCTAGTTCAAACTGTCAGCAGTACTAAATTTGCTCGAGATCAAATTTTAAACAACTCGTATAGCACGTTAGGTGTAGATGATTATATAACCAGCGTAATTGACGCACTATCGTATGATTTGTTATTTCAATCAAATTACCAATCAATACAAGTAGGATTAGCATTTTCTACCGCCGGCACATTCTTGAGCCAAGCAGAAATACTAGAAGTGCTTACTAATTTAAAATATCAAATTATTGGAAACTCAAATGCTGTTCCTGCAGTAGCTGGTATAACTGCGGTCAAAGATGTAACCTCAGCAGTTAGTTCAATTGTATCAAACATTGAATTAATTTCTAGTGTTATCCTTGGGAATACATTACCCGATGCTTCTTTTCCTAACTTGTCCGGAACAACTACCGCACAGAATTCAGCCAAACTATTATTAGTAGATAACATACCATTTATTCAAGCTGAAGTTATTTCTTTCTTAACTACTGAGTTTCCGGGCCTGACTTACAATAGAGCCACTTGCCAGCGCGATGTAAAATACGTAATGTGGAGTGTAATATATGACATGATGTACGGTGGAAACAGTCAATCCGTATACGCAGGGTTAAGATATTGGATTGGTGCTGTTTTAAACATTCAAGCAACTGAAATTATCCCGATCACGGGAGCGTTTACATATGTTAAAGCATTGGCATTAGCAATTATTCGTAACCAATCTCCAACTACAGTTTATCAACAAAGTGTTAAACAATATCGAAATGAAACACTAAGCGGAGTAGTCGCCGGTGACGCAGTAAGTCTATCAATTAGTAACGGTATTGACAACGTTATTACTATTATAGACGACAGCGGCAATGCTCCAGCTGTTGTATATCCAATAGTTACCAATGCTCCGGTTAGTTTACAAGGGGCAAGGACCGCAATTATTGATAACGGACAAGTTGACTCGCTGTTAACATCTTCTACAAATTACATTGACAATAATTTTACTCCAATTAATAGCCCAACAGTACTAAGCGAAATTAGTGACTTATTTCAAATTGTTATAGATTTATTAGAAAACGGAATTAACACCAGAGTTTATCCAACATTCAATGACCCTGACGCAGTTTATCGTCCAGTTGGATACCGTCATGCTAGAGATTTAATTTTCAATAACCGTAATTTTATTATTGCCGAAACTATTGTGTTTATTAATACAAATCCTCACACCGCAGGGTATAGTGAAGCACTATTTTCTCAAGGGTTAGGTTATATTTTAGAAG